AAAATTCAAAATTTAAATCTAAACACAAGATGGGAGAAGTCGACAACAAACTCTCTTATAGAGAGATGTTGTCAAATCCGCGTGTGCTGCGCTTGGTCGGCAAGTTACATGAAGTCTCTGTTCGAGAGATCGAACGAGATGTTCATCTTCTATTGAAGGACATAGACCGGTTTGAGCCGTTCTGTGGTTTAAAGTGGGTTGCTCAACAGATGAAAATCGTTGAGAGAAACCTTTTATTGTATGATTCTTTTACTCATACACCTTTTTCTTCACTTAAACGTATCTTCTACACTCCAAAAGGAGAGAGAAGACGTCCAATCAAGTATTTTCTTACTTTGATTTCTGTTCATAGAAATATGACAGATAAAGTGAAACCTTCATTGAAGACAATATGCAAACGTCTTAAGAAAGAGACTGTTGATGTTGTCACGAATATGGATGGAGAGATTAGAAAGATCTTATCCCATCCTTTCTTTCATATCCAGGAGTATGGCCGTATCTTCGTAAAAGGAGATACTCGCCTTAAAACTCGTATGGACAGAAAAAAGGATAATCCTTATTCTTGTGACCCCACGATTGATTCAAACAATCGTACAGGTGGTCATTTGTATCCTCTCCAGGTTTCCTGGAAAAAAAGATTAAATGGTACCTGTTTTGACAGTCATGCTAAAGATTATTACCTGTTCAAGTACTTATACCCTCATCTTCTTGGCCCTCTCAAAAGGGTTTGGAAGGAGTGGAATTATTCCCTAAAAGATAGTTCATTTCAAACTATCCGGACTAGTGAAATAGCCCCTGGTAGAATAGTTCCATTGCAGGATAAGTCTTGTAAGACACGGGAAGTTGCAGTTTTTGACTCTTTGAGTCAGATTGCTTTACGTCCCGTTCACCACATGTTGGAAGATGTCTTACGACAAATTCCTACGGACTTTACGTTCGATCATGTGGCAGGAATAAAATATCTTCAAAAGATCGGAAGTAAGAAGAGATGTTTCAGCGTTGATATTAAATCAGCTACTGATTCTATCCCAGTAATACTTTCCGAGAAGATTTTTAGCATCTTATTAAACCCAAGGATTGTAGAGAATCCTGATATCTTTTGTAAGGATATCTTTACGATTCTAACCAACAGGACCTTTAGTTTAAATAACAAAAAGATCCGGTATGGTGTCGGGCAACCGATGGGTGCGTATGCTTCATTTCCTCTCTTAGCACTTACGAACCATGTCATGGTTCAAGTCGCTGCAATGCGTGCTGGAGTTAAATCCAGCAGAAAGAAGGATTCTCGAGGAAATTCCTCAGAACACTTCTTTTCTGAATACGCAATTGTTGGCGATGATGTAGTAATCTGCAATGAAAAGGTTGCAGTTCGATACTACGAATTGCTAGAGAGTCTTGACATACCAATCTCAACACAGAAATGTGTAGACGGTTATGGAACCTTCGAGTTCTGTCACCGAGTTGTCAGGAATGGTGAATTAGTAAGTGTTCCTTCATGGAACTCCTATGCTACATCCATCATTTCTCAAGATCCAGTACCATTAATGACTCTTTATAAGAGTTATGGTTTGGAGATGAGTTATAACCACTTATGCAACTTCTTTGATAGGAAGTTCATAAGGACAGCTTGTGCCTTTGAGAAGTTTTCCTTTAAGGAATACCCTCAAGGCCTTGCTGTAGAGGTTGTACCTGCCAATGTGATTGGCCATGCAGTTAGGGCTCTAGAGATCCAAGAAGTTCGTAATAGAACAACTTGTGAACCTCTAGATACCGACGATAAATTCTTAAATCGACTTAACTACTGTATTAATATTCAGAAGATGTTTAAGTCTTCTAAGTTTGAAACTAAGTTCAAACCTAAGAAAATTAAATTCAGAGAAGTACGTCTATTCAAAGTTCATAAAAAAACTGGTGAAAAGACGGGTGTTTTGGATGGTTTATTTTATAGAAAAATAGCCAAACAAACACCGGTTTGGGATATCGCTCATAAAGTGATAGCTAACACTTTCTACTTAAATTACTTGTATAATTACAAGAATAGAAAGAAGCTTTATCGTAGTTCCTTCTCCATTAGGAGTGGAATTGGGCTTTCATTAAAACTGAGAGCCTACTGTATGAGTCAGAAGACGAAATGGCTTGACGACCGATTATTAAATCCTGTTCAACAAAACAAGGTAGTGCAGACTGTGGCTATCTTCCCTTCGGGAGGAAAGTCCTCAGCTGCATCAAACTAATTATTTGCATTATCAAGATTTCTTGGTATGCACGTTACATTAGTTGTTTACTAAGGCGCGGCATACACTCGGTGTCTTGTCAGTCGTTTGATTCAGATTTTATCTGGGTCCGACACTGCAAGGC